CGGGATCCGAGTTTCACCTTCCGGTGGGGTTCCATCGGGCCAGAGAGCAGCCTTGAGAAGTTGGCTTCTCGCACTCCGCGGTGGATCATTCTCGTTCAGAATGGGCGGGACAACGTCGACCGGTAACTCTTCCAGCTCAGGCAGGCACGATTCACAGATGTCACTTGGTGCCTCATGGACAATCTCGCTGCGTCGTGTAACCAGATCGTCTTTGGTGGGACGGGGAAGTGTGAGTCTGGCTATGCCGTGGGCAATTTCATTGAAAGCCTTCCCCCACCACAGACCAGTTGGACGCGGAGGATCTTCGACGGTGGCTGGGCAAAACGCGGCCCCTCTCATTCGACACATGCAGGATTGCCAAGGATTAGCGCAGCGTAAGCAGAGGGTCTGGGAACGGGTATCACTCAGCCCAGAATTGAATTTTCGGGATGCTGCCAGTCTCTTCCGGGCCCGATCATACATCCACTTGCGCCACTGGGCCATAGTGAGAGGTTTCTCCGTCAAGTACCGGGTCATAAACTTGCGTCCGGCCCCGCTGTCATCGCCTTGTTTATCCATGGTGACGATTGTGTACGGGGCAATCAGATAAGTGTCCTCGTCTGGGACCCATTTCCTATCGAACTCGTTCCACACGGTTCCACACTTATTAGGGTCGGGAACAAAGTGATCGCCATGTTCCGACTTCATCCCACATTCTGGCTTCACGGAAACTTCGAAGAAATCGACGCGTCGCGCAGAAGCTCCTGGGTCCCTGACCCTTGACATCCCAAAATCCTTTTGATTACACGCGAAAACACCACCAATGAGGAAATTCCATGTGATGCCCTTCTTCTCTAAATCTGGCATATTGAACTGGGAAGGCAAAGTGTCACACAATCTCGCGGTATCGAAAAACACATCCTTGGAGTCGCCCTTGACGACGATATTGTCGTGTTCGGTGACCTGTAACACCTTTTTCGAGCTGGTCGCTCCAGTGTGCCACCCGTTGGAGTCCGGAGAACAGTTCCATATGTCACTGGGCTTGATCGGGGTGTCGTAGGCCAGCGATAGAACGCGTATGTAGACCTCCGCGCACATGGACTTCCCGACACCGGGTTTTCCATATAGTCCAATCATATAGGGCATGTCTTTCTCCGTCCTCGATCGCACGGCCATCGTAATAACCGTGTTCAACTGTGTTGCCCTGGTCAAAAACCCCACAAACGTCCCCATTGCGGCAGGCTTCACGGCCTTGTTACGAATCAACGAGTGGAGATCTTCGACGAGCTTCTTGACATCCCGCTCGTAATCGTCCGTTGAAGGAATGTTTGGATCCTCTTTCCTCATAACGTCCAGACACCCGCTCTCGTAACCATTTTGATATCCGGCCAGACGTGCCAATCGGGTCTGTACGTCAAGAGGGTTAACCAATACCGAGTAATCAACACCGTCCCATAGAGTCGCACTTATCATCAAGGTGGTGTCAATGACGGTGCATATTCTACTAATTATGGAGATCATGTCAGTCTTATGTACGTTGAAAGCGCGGTTAAGAACCTCCTTGTAAAGGTAACTGGGAGGAACGAGATCGTCTGACGGCGGCAACTTGCCCTTCATACCCCTTCCCACAGGGGTGGGCGGTGCGATGGTAAAGAAAACAATTAAGGCGGTAACCTCATCAAGCAACTCGAGAATGGGAATCTCCTTGATTTTCTCCTCAAGACCAATTCCTTGTCTAGCCACAGTCCTCAGCACGTCTATCCCCGAGCGCAACATAGCGAAGGGATTTGTGGTCACGGCGTCACTCTCGTCCTTGACCCTGGGCGCACGAGGAGGAATCTCCACGATCGTGGGAGTTGGAGAAGGTGGTCTTGCCAAAAGGTCTGGCATATTCTCAGGGTATTCAAACTCGAGAGTCTCCTCTTCCACGGGTGGTAAGGTGGCCTTCTTCTTGGGTTTCTTCTCCTCCGGGGCAATCGAGCAAGTACCATCTAAACTAACTGACAGGCGGTCAAGAACGGGACGTACTGATGTTGTTTCCTTAATCCCATTGTGACGGAGAACTAATGACTCAAATCGCTCCTTGATGAATTTCTCGATCTTCTTAGTACCATCAACCTTGCCGTTGACAAAGCGATGTATAGTCGCCGCATCAGCTGTGTATGAGATAAACTTCCCTATTTCAAAAACCACATCAGTCCAGGTTGGGGCGTCAATCAACGTGACACAGAGGACTGCAATCTTCTGGGCGAAGATGGCGGACCGGAGAAGGGTGGATGGTCCATCGTCGGGCACTTGAAGTGACTCCGTCAATAATTCAGGGTCATTCCTAAGATACGTCTCCCATATAGTGGGGTACCTATTGACGACTACCCCCGGATTAAAAACCATCATTGTGGAGAACATTTCCTCGTAAACTTGATTCACCGAATCCTGCGACCCGGATCTTACTTTCTTCTTGTAGAGGCGCCGAACTTCCCTAATTGATTTTCCGACTTCTACGGCCACTAGGGATATAACAACCTCCCGGACGATCTCATGCGGGTTCTTGATGTCCTTCAAGAAACCGCCCGCCTCAAGGGACAAGAAAGCGGTTAAAGATCTTGAACTCGTTTTCTCCACATCCACGAGGGAGGCAAAAAGAGTCATCGCGCGGGAATTCATCAAATTCATCCCCGTCTCGTTGATGACAGGAGGCTTGGCCTCGCGTTTCGCTGCGATGGCTTTGACTAGGGCCTCAGATTTCAGCTTGTTCTTGTGGCGTAAATTCTGTACCTCCCGTTCTAACTTTCTCACCTTTTCCTCATCGCGTTTCAACCTTTTGGACTTGGCAAAATCCTTAGGGTTCTCATCAACCACCGGCGGGGGCGGGTTGACGACCGGTGCCCAGGGTTTAGCAAGTGGTGAGAGTTTTGAGGCGACGTACTTCTCGCGGATCGTTCTCCCGTCCATCTGACGGTCGAGAAGCAAGTGATGTGGGCAGACGGAATCGAGCAAATAGGATTCGTTAACGACGGCCATGCCGGAATTGCTATAGGCAGAGGTCTTCGTGTTAACAGAGTGCTCGTAGGTACGCTCTCGTTGTCCTCGAGATGCCGCTTTCATCTTCTTATTCTTGATCTTGTTAAAGTTACGCATGGACGTCGCCACTTTGTGTGAGACGGCGCTCTCCTTGGTCATTTTCCGACCAGGTCCCGACGCAATGCGGGGAACGTACATTTCGTTGCGAATCTTAAATAGTGATTTCACAACATCCACAGTTTCGGTTTCCTCTCTACTGTAGATCTTCGCCCTCTTACTGTGGGCGGGGGTTTGGGTAACCATCGTGGGTTCCCTGGTGGCTGAGGCAGTTGACGCTCCTCGAGCAGGACCACATCCCTTTGCAAACATATCGTTATTACTGTTAATTTTAGTCATCTTGATTGTCGGGGTGTTTATAGTCTATTTTTATGGTCTCACTTCTGGCCACTTTTCTAAAATCTTTCTTTCGACACATCATATTCATTTGATCTTTAACCTTTTATCCCATCCGCGTGGGCGTCCCTTCCGAAGAAAGTCAGGATCAGTTTTCTCACAAATAGGATGGATGGGTCCTATCATCTCTCGTCTTCATATCCCCACAACACACAGCGTCAAACAATGTGAGGTGAGTTAGCTCTCCACAGTCTGCTTTAGGAGAGTTAATACAAAAGTATCCGTGTTCGGAACGGAATACCGACAGATGACCCCTTTTCCAAAATACTACTTTCTAGTCTGGTGGTCTGAAGTGTCCGGCAATTTGCAGCCGAGACTCCCTAGTTTGTTCCCTCAATGAGGACGGTGGACATGGTTAACCACCCGTTTTGGTGTGTGTTTGCGAACTCAAAATTTGTGGACATGAGTTCGTTCCCTCTAAGAGGACGGTGGACATGGTTAACCACCCGTTATGGTATATGTTTTTCTAACTTAAATAGGTATGTAGCACCTGTGCGGGGGGGGTGACCGTACTCGGTCGGCGAGCCTAGGGCGGGGTGTGACCATTTTTGCTTAGGGCGGTCTACCCTGGTTCTACCCAATGGGTTACGTGCTCTTTCTAACGTCATTTTGGCTTTGTGTTCCCAATGGAGTCTCTATCCCGGAGAGTCCGCCTGCCATGGGTGGCAGTTCCTAAGTCGGAACGTTCAGATGAAATTATGTCGAGATACACATGTGCTGGGCACATGCCACTCTTACACTTTTCATCCTAGTGAACCAACAAAAACCAAATCAATTATATGTGGGTACTATGGGGCGATTAAACGCCGTTCCAGTAGCACCCTCCACACATCCACTTGATTCCTGTCCGGGAAACAATGATAGTTCAGGTCTGAGCAAACCATATCATTGTGCATAACGGAGTTGAATTCCTTGCTCAGGGGAATCCAGCAATCCCAATAACCGAAGTTACCGGTGTGTCTCGTAACTAATTCGACACAAGGACCTCA